GGTGATTATAGTGGTGGTTCATCCGCACCTGGCACCATTGGTCTTGATCATGGTCTTACAGTCACTGGTACTACTCAAGGTGCTGGTACTAGCGTAACTGCCCAGTTCGTCACGGAAGTAACCGTTATTGACTAATGACTAGACTACAAGAGGCAATCGGGCTAGGGTTGGTTCTTGGTATCGTTCATGGATTAGTTCAACCCGGACATTCCGTGCCAGTGGTCCCGAACTTTACACAGGGCTCAATGACTAGCCACACGGAGACAACTTCTACCGTGACTGAAACAATTAATTCTATGGATTATAATACAGGATATCAATATTCTGTAACTGGCAGTGGTGTTGAACCAACCAGTGGAACTTTATCACCAACAACAGGTGATGTTAATGTAACAATTGAAGGGGTGAATTCAAAATGGACAGGAGTCACGGCAACACCAACATTCAAACAAACAACACCAGGAGCGGCGTTTCAGTTTACGCAAACCGTTTCTGGTCCAGGTTTAAGCAATCACACGATTATTCAAAGAGAGACCACCGTTACAAGCGTAACGGACACTACAAGTATCTTCCAGCAATAATCGCACTACTATTTGCGGCACCCGTAAAAGCAGAAGGTGTTGGTGGCGTATCTGCTACCGCATCTCCAATTGCAAATAGTTCAGGAAGCGTGACAAATCAGGCGATCCAAGTTTTACAAGGCCCATATATCACTAATACTTACGGGGGAGGGATACAGTGTCAAGGTCCCACTGTAAACTTTACACCCTTCGTTACAGGTTCACTTTCTCAACAACATCCATATGAACCATTTTATAATGATCCAGTATATGATATGCGTGACCTGACAGGTGACTTTGATGCGAATGGTAACTCTACTGGAGATGGGGCACCTGATAATCCAGGAGATATTTTATATTACGTACCGACTAGAACAGGACAGAAAAATAATACTAACTTATCTGTAGGTTTCTCCATGACTTGGAGTACACCTTTGGATAAAACATTACAAGACCAATGCAAAAAAGCAGCAGCAACACAAATTGCTTTACAACAACAATTAACTGCTAATAAGAGATTAGATTTTGAGATAGCCAGACTCAAAAATTGTGGAGATTTGATGAAGAAAGGAATTCGCTTTCATCCAAAGAGTCCATACTATTCTATATGTGCTGATGTAGTGGTTGATAATGTTACTACTATCGCACCACACGTTCACTCTATTTCCCGTCCTTCATCCTCCGCAAAGCCCGAATCGCCCGTGAGCGTTCGCGCTGAAGATCTCGGCGTTCCTTTAAGGACTCAATCTTTACCTTCTTCCCCCTAAGTTTTGATACCTTTGTAATTACTTTTTTGATTGCAGGTTTGAATACTTTGAGCAATAAGTCTGCCAATGGTTTTGCTAATAGAGCAGAAGATGCGGCAGTAACCGCAATGGCAGCAGTTGTTGTGGCAACTTGTGCTGTAGGTAAATACTGCGATACGATAGGAATATCCTCCCAGAGAGTAACACATACCAATTCACCATTCACTGTTTGTAATTCATAACCAGATACTCTTTCCTTCTGGTTCTGTGCCACATCACCAACACGCAAAGCATTAGGTCCAGGACAAGGGGGTGCTTCCTGTGCCTTTACTTCAGGAACAGCATCCTTAGGAACTTCTGGTGGTTCAGGAGTTTTTGGTGGTTTTACAACAGGAGGTTTTGGTGGTGGTTGAGTTAACTCTAATTCTTCTGGATTGTAGTTGATAGGATTGAATGACGGCATATTACCATCACAAAAGACCCTAGCACCATCAGAATCATCCTCAACCAACTTATCATTGGTTCCCTTCTTATTATCAAGGTGTGCCTCAACACATCCAGGAATATCAATAACAGGAACTCCCACCTGCACCGTCACTGGAGGAGCAGATGGGATTCTTGGTGGAGTTGTCATCCAACTAGAGACATTTATATCACGAACTTCCACACTTCTAATATTAATATCACGAATGTCTGCCATTAGGGAAATCTCATTCCTGGAACAGAACCCCCTTTACCTTCTCCGACTGGAATAGCACCACCCGTCACTTCAGGAAGTTCGGGCATAGCAGCGTCCAACATTCCAGGAAGTGCTCCTGCAATTGCTTCTGTAGCAGCTTTTGCAATCTTCTCTTTGGCGATTTCTACCATTGCGTCCTTGTTAAGATAAACATAAGCGCCGCCACCGACAACGGCAGCAGATACAATAAAAGACGACAATGCGAGTACATTAATTACTTTTTGCATCGTTAAGTGCCTCAACGGTATATTGATACCCACTATCTATAACATCATCATGCAAATTAGCGATATCCTGCAAACCATTTACATCAAACCACGGTGCGGTTTCCCAGTCAAAACCTTCTCCAAAGGTGTTGTCGGCATTAACGATATACCAGTGACAAGATGAATCAGGGACATCAACAGCACAATTACTCCAATCATCTGACCACTGCGGAACTTGTACCCATAATGTTACTGCAAATAAAAAACTAAACAAGTGTGCCATGTGCCCTGCGGATTTCGCGAAGTTCCTCAAAGTTCTTTTGCTTGGTGCCACCATCATACTCCCAAGCGTATCCTTCGTCAATCATTTGTTCATTCAGGGATAGTTCAGAGTCTCCTACGTACAACCAACCGAGAAGGCGACCGTACTTGCCCATACCACCAACAAGCTCAGTGCGAATGATAAGGTCATCATCCCCACTAATGGCACCATCCAACTTCTCTTTGAGCCAATTCGTCGCATGGATACCTAACTCCTTTTCTTCCAGGTCCCTCGTCCTCTTCTCTGGCGTATCAACGCCTGCAACTCTAACTCTTTCTTTCTTGAATAGGTCAAACCCAAGATCAATGGTGACATCAATAGTATCGCCGTCAACAACACGGTTTATCTTAACTACCCTGAAGTTGTAACACGACTTCCTGCTTGGCGGTATCATCGCTCCCATAGTTCATCTCCTTTGAATCTGCGTCTTGTGGCATTGCAACAATAATTCCGATAAGAGCTACTGCTGCACCAATGACAGCAGATGCTCTCTGAATCCAAATCTTGTTGTCTGTAACTTGTTGCTTAAGTTCTTTAATTTGTTCTTCAGTCTTATCTATACGACTATGAACCATCTCAATACGACGAATGGCATTCTCTAGAGTGCTGTCCATTACAGCAATCTTTGTATCCTGTTCTGCGTCTTTATTTGTCAGATCGCTCATCGTCTAACTCCTCGAATGCCATACTCATAATTGTATATATGTAGTAAGCAACGCCAGCAAGAAGTATTAATAGTGAAACAACAATACTCCAAGTTACATCATTATAATCAGCAAGTGGTCTTAAAAATAAATTCATTAGCAATCACTAAATTCAGAACCAATTTCAGAACCAAGTTCTGAACCTAACTTATTACCTAAAAGCATTGCCCATCCAGATGCCAACCATCCGATGTAAGGAATATTAGAAACTGCTGGGACTACAACACCAGCAGCGATACTAGTTCCTGCCATCGCACCTTGTGACCTTGCGCCAGCGTCCGCCCTGATGCACTCTTCGCTTTTTGCAATGGACTTTCCCTCAGCGTCTGAGACTCTACCTCCAATATTACGAATGCCATCCATGGTGTATTGATCACGACGAAACTCTCTACGTCTCTCTGTAGTAGGTCCAAACCATCCACTCTTATCCTTATCCAGTTCCAGGGATCTATCTGATTCTAAGATAGTAGGATCATTCGCTTTGTATTTAATCTTATATCCATCTTTAGTTGCTTCTACCTCATAAGAAGAGTAATCACCTTGAGGAAAGTTGATAACTGGATACTCTGGAACTTTAGGAGTATTAAATACATGCCCTAAAATTCCAATATGAGCAACAGCAAAAAAACCACCAACACCGAGAGCAACCCATTTGAATGGACTACTCTTTGGTGCTGATGGTGCAACAGTTGGTGCTGGTGTAGAATCGTCTGGTTTACTAAACAGAGCCATAACTAACCTCAATTAGTCTACTTTTTCTTTTTTCTCCACCTCTTTTTTATCTTCTTCTTTTCTATCTTTCTTCGTTGGGACAACCCCGAACGTAGCTAAAGTTCCAGTAAAGACACTGGCTATAAATGTCGGATCGATGTTCTTCTGAGGAACGCCAGGAATAGTCACATAATTTAGTGTGAGAATAGCAGCAGACCACGATAGAATAACAACACGCACAAGAGCGGACAGACCTTCGTCTGCCCAGTCAAACTTATTCGTTTTGGCTTCCTCTTTCTTCTTTGGAGTAGATTCCATTGAATAAGAGTAAGGCACTTTTATTTAGTGATAAACCCTTTCTCCTCCAACCATTCGCGTGTCATTGGTGTTGGTTCGTAGTCAGTCCACATAGTACCAGCAGCACAAGACTCCAATGCTTTGGCAGTCATACCTTCAGTGTGACCTGCCCAGTATGCTTCTTTCTCCCAAGGAATTGCCTCTGGTTGAAACTTGTAAGCACTCTCAGCAATTTTCACATACATACGAGGAACTTCCTCTTCATTCATGATGATTGCAATGAAATTATTCTTGATCGTACCCGCCATACAGTCTTGAGCAGCGTGCCATCCTTCATGACGCATCACTGACATCATAGTACCAGGACGACGCATATAAGAAACATTCAAAAAGAAGTTATTGCTCACGGTGTGATAAACACCACGATGACCAACAGGGAAGTATCGTTCGTCTGCTAGAAAAACCCTAGCTCCGACCTTATTAAGTGATCGGACGAGAGAGTTAAACTCATCAGCAACAATACTATAATCAACGTCATCCAGTAAACTATCCTTGTTGAGGTCTGTGACTGTTTTGAGTTCTTTGACATGATCGGTGCATTCTCTAAGTAACATGCATCCCATTGAGTGAGGAGTAAAATATTCTTCCTCAGTGATTGGATCAGTCGTCTTGGTCTCCGCTCTCAGACTCGGTGCGAGGAAGCAACTGCTCAGTAGGATTGAGGTTAAGGCAACTTTCAAGTTTCCACACATTTTCTTGGTGAACATCACGTAAGTACTCCTGAAAATAAAGTTCAACGTTGGTCGTATCTTGATTACCTTGACTTACCCAATCATGGCAAAACTCATATACTGCTCTACAGTTCTCGTCAAGGTGATGTTGTAGAGCACGAAACACATCAGCTCTCAACTGCATACGTTCGTCAGTAAATCTCCAGTCTTCAGTCATTTTTTAAAAACATTCCATCCATTACCTGATTGCCAACCACCAGGTCCTTCCTGGAAGTTTTCTGAACCACCTTGACTTTCTTTCACGGTGTTCCAGTTGCTTGTAGCCATTTCATACATCAGTTGATGCATACTGCAAGGTTCACCAGAATATTCTTTACGATTCTCTTCTTCTTTCTGTTTAATAAGAGTTTCTTGTTCCATATAGTCTAGTTGCTTTTCAGAACGGACTGGAGCAGGACCAAACCAAGGATCATCTTCTAGATATTTTGGAGCAGGGACACCAAGATAAATTTCTTCTTCTAACTTTTCACATTCTATAGATTCGTCATCAATAGAGCATTCAAGTTCATCTTTCACTTCTGAAGCAGGAATGAAAAACTTTTCGACCATATTTTGAGCACCTTGCAATAGTGTCTTTAGTTTCATTGCCAATAATAGTGATAAAAGTTTCCTTTGGGATGACACATCGGATCTTCAGAAGCAACCCGATATCTCAACATAGATTGTCCTTTGTAGTCGGTTCTGCCATTGAGAACCTTTGACCATAATAGTATACTACTCTTACCCTGTACAGAGCTCAACCTCTCTACAAGTTTTGGATTCGGGACAATTGATTTCTTAGTATATATGCCCTCATACTGACCTGGGGCATAGACCACTTCAGAAACCGTGTTTGGGAATCTATCAGATGCTACTCGGTTAAGAACTGATGCAGCAACGCAGAACTCATCTACTGTGTTTGGTGCCGCCTCAACCTGAACAACCTTTGCTAAATTCTGATAATCAAGTGGAGTTAGTGATAGTAATAATTCAATGATCATAAGTCAACTTTTTTTCATCAGGAAAGTAAGTTCTGAAAAGATGCGATGCTTCAATGTGCTCGCCCTCTGAAGTCAATCGTTTACATTCTTTTAGAATCCTATCTTTGAATTCTTTAGAAGGTCCGTGACTAGTAGTCATACTTGTCTCCTATGTATTCTAGTGAGATTATGTCATGAGTTAGAGAATTCGGGTCCAACCACTCATAAAATTCACCTTGAATTGCAAAGGCGTCATCAATGCTTGTGAAAGTATTTGATTCACAGAGAGTATGTATACGATCTATTGCCCAGTCAGTCGCCTTTAGACATGTCTCTTCCAAAGTTACCATAGTCCTTACGCATGTAACGCCCTAGAATGTTGGAATTATAGTACGCGGGCGACCCATCGTCAAGAGCCTCGCTTAAGACATTATTTAAGAATAACTGCTTTGTCTCTTCGTAGTTACAGTTACCCTTTGTATCGTGAAGACTTAAAATTTCTCTATTGAAAATCTCTTTGCCGTATAGTTTGAGATCTTCTTTTAATTCTGGACAAGAACCGTAATACTTTTGCCAGTCAGATTCCTGTTTGACTCTCCTTTTTTTACCAGGTGGTTTTCTGAATGACCAGAAGTACTTTCTACCAATGTACCTTTTACCCGATCGTGTATTTGTAATAAGATAGACAAAACCGAAGTTATCGTCAATATCCTCAGATAAAAAAGGTTTTCCCTTAAAATGCCAGGGATTCTCATAGCTCATACTATATTTATAATATTAAGCTATTATTTATCTTTGACCGGGACAAACCTAGTCTATTGACGTTTCAGTTATTTGTCAAGTCCTAATGTTTTCTTAGCAGCTCTTATAGGTCTCTTTATAATTTCTCTTGTGATTGGAGTTGGTCCAGATCCAGGACCACCTTTACTCGCTGGTCTAAATGGATTGAATGCCTGATCAGGTCTTCCAAGTAAAGAGGGTTTCTTTCCTGCAGAATATGCAGCATCACTCATGCCCCTCTGTAAGGCATCATCACCGAACAGAGTTTTGGGGTTAGGATTCTTCTTGAAATACTCCAGAGGCGTTCCAAAGGGTGCCTGTGCCTCGTTTGGAATGCGAGTATTCTTTCCTTTGTTAAACCAATTCATAGCACCTGTTGCTGCTTTTTGAAGTGGTTTCTTGGCAACTCTACCAATCATTCTCAGAGCAGTGCCAAGACCTTCATCAATTTGAGACTTTGACGAATATGCCTGCTCTGAAAACTCTTTATACGTCTTCATTTCTTAGGTAGTGGTTCGTCGGCGTAGATCTTTCTACCAGCCTTTTCGCTTGCCCTTCTATACATGTTTACACCGTCAGTTTCTGCCTTATTAAAAGACATGGGTTTGCCTTCTTCTGGATGTCCTTTAGGGTATAGAACTGGTTTACCGTTGATTGCTGGGTTAGAGCGTCCCATTCTTGCCTTCATCTTAGGATCAGCGGCAGTTCTCTCCTCTACGACCTGCTGGACGTGCTCAGAGGTCATCTGGAGCATGACATAATGCGCCTCTTCTACGGTGTCTACGTGCCCCTCAGAGAGGAGGTAGTCTAAAACTAAATCGTATGCATTCATAATTGGTTGCCTCGGGTTTACACCACCTGTTACTGCGGTGGTAGGGTTAGAAACTGCCTTAATTTCTTCATATCCTGCCTTACCTGGTTTTACTTTGGCAGCAAGTTTAGGGAAATTTTTTGCCCACTGCTGCATAGGTGTCAGACCGGCACTATTTTTGGTATACTTAGTTGCTACAGTACCGTCTTTGTTTCTCAGAATTTTTAAATCTGATGTAGGAGTGGGGGTTGGAGTTTGATCATATTTACCACCTTTAGCACCATCAAAGAAAGAACCAGTATCCTTCGTATATGAACCTCTCTGCTGTTGAGCGGCACGTTCAGCGTTTGCTTTATCTTGAGCTGCTTTGATTTGAGCATCGGTCATGCCACCACCAGGACGAGAACCGTCCCTGTTCGCATTAGCACTAGTTCGTGGTTGAACATCTGGTACTCCCAATCCACCAGACTGATCAGCAGTATTGGATGGTGTTACCTTGGCATCATCCGCAGGCATATCTGCTATAGGATAAAAATTTCCTTTGTCGTCAAGGAATCCTTTCTGACCATTTCTGGTCACTATTTGTTCATTAATCATTTTCTGTACCATTTACCATCTCTGAGCACATAATCTTCTCTATTTGAACTCTGCTTACTACTGTCTTTAGCAGGAACACCCTGACCAACAAACGCTCTAGCAGCTCTAGTAACGTTTTCTACGCCACCAAGAACATCTTGACCAGTTTTAACTGGATCCATTACTGCACTTGAAGTCGCCGCTCCAGTAGCAGCTTTTTGAAGACCTGCGACTCTACCCGTTCTACCAAAACCCGTAATAGCTTTCAACACTCTAGGTGTGTTTCTGGCAACCCATGAAAGCGCCGATCCCACCGCACCTTCATCAAGAGTCTCTTCGCGAATAGTCTTAAGTTGTTCCTCGTCAAGAGACTTCACAAATTCAACAAGTATTTCAGCAACCTGCTGATCTAACTCACTATAATTTTCTTCAACTTCTTGTTCTGGATATACATCCTGCACGGCAGATTGTATATCTCGTAACTGTTTTGGTGATAGACGATCCATTATTATGAGGGTCTTTTAGTTTAATTATTTATTGCTTCCGAAGGTCCTATACTTTGAAGCGTCCAGTTTTCTGAATTGATCTACCTTTTTCTGGAAATCACTAAACTTAAAATTCCTGGCAGCATCATACACTTTTGTCCCGAGTTCGGCACCACCCATGTAACCTGCAACGCCACCTATAAGACCACCAGCTGCGGCACCTTTGGGTCCAAGGACAGAACCAATTTTAGCTCCAAGTCCTGCACCTAGTTGAGCACCACCCCATCCACTACCAACTCTGGCAGCAGAACCTTTCAGTGCAGTTGCTTGGGACTGTCCTTTATCCAAACGACTTAAATACTCTCCTCTTGCCTCAAGACCTGCTGCAGCGACTCCAGCACCCTTTAAAAGACCACTGGCAGCTCTTTGACGAATACCTCTATTAACAGCGCGTTGTAGTTTTAAAACTTCTGATGAGGTACGTGGTGCTACTTTAACTTTAGGTCTTGATGGTTTGTTATCAATGACATCCAGAACATTTTTACTAGTAGATACTGTTCCAGAAGAACCAGGAGCAAACTGCTTAGAACCTTTAAATTGTGGTTTTGGTGCAGGTGCCGCTGTTGGTTTTGGTTGTGCCGTTGGTGTTGGTCTTAAAAATTTGTTCTGTGTAAGTGGTGGTGGAGCAACTCTTGTGGGTGCTGGTTTGGTTACATTAGGTAATTGAACAGACCTTGGTTTAGGTGCTGCGGTTGGTTTAGGTGCTGCGGTTGGTTTAGGTGTTGATGCTGTCTTTGCATCCGCTCTAGTCTGCTTAAGAATTTCATTTGCTTTATCGGCAAGTGCTCTATCAGCAGATCTTGTTTTATCAACAGCAGCAGACATTCTTGCTCGTGTTCCTTTAGCATCACCTTTGATATCTCGGATAACTTTATCTGCTGCTGCAGATAATCGTGCTCTTCTAGTTGGTGCTGGTTTTGCAGTATCAGATTTCCTCAGGTTTGCTTGCAGTCTTGCTGTAGTCGTTGGATCTGCAGTCGTCATTCTCTGCAGAGTTCTAGCCGCTTCTTTTGATGGTTGACCAGATTGTCCCAATCTATAACTTTTAACAGGACCACCCTTCGTAGTGTCTCCCAAAGGTTTTCTTTGAGCAGGTCCTGTCTTTTTAGCTCTAGCAGCAGTGTTTGCTGCTTGTGTTCTCATCTCAGTAGAAACATTATCTGCCGCTGCAACACTTTTTGATGATTTTTGCTTGGCAAGTCTTTCAAGTTGAGAAAATTTCTGCTCATCAGGAACATTACCACCAGGCATGTTGGTGATAGTTTGACCTGTAGGATTATTAGTGACTCTTACAGGTCTTTTCTTTTCTTCACTTATAAAACTTTGGAACGACTTCATCTGACGAACACAACTTTCCTATATGGATATTTATAAAAAAAGAGAGGACCTTAGTCCTCTCTAAAAGTTTCATATCCATCGTAGTCGCCAAACAGAAAGGCATCTGCTTTTGCTGCCTCTCTATATGCTGTATATGAATCAGAGACTGAATCCTGCAAAGGAATCTTTTTTAACGTCTTGCTTGATTCCTCCAACGATGTAGGATTCAACTTCCGTTTCCTGTGGGGCAACCTGAAGACCCTTAGAAGAGATCCAATGCTCTGTCCAAGGAAGTGGATTATTCTTTGCAGGTACGTCATAAATTGGTTTCAGTCCGATTGCTTTCATTCTACGATTAGCAACCCATTCAACATACTGCTGTAACAGTTTGTCATTAAGACCAATCATAGATCCATCTTTGAACAGATATTCTGCCCAAAGTTTTTCTTGATTAACACAATTTTCAAAGGTGCTAATCAACCACTGTTCTTCTTCTTTGAAGATCTGTTGCATCTCAGGATCATCACCATTCTTCCATTTGTTCAGAATATTCTGAGTGATGGCAAGATGCTGGTTCTCATCGCGAGCAATCAAGGAAATGATTTTGGCACTTCCTTCCATAAGTTTGAGTTCGCCAAACGCAAAGCTGCAAGCAAAGGATACGTAGAAGCGAATACCTTCAAGAATATTAACGTTTGCAACTGCTCTGAAGAGTTTGCGCTTGAGTTCATACCTTGATTCTAGTGCGTAAGGGACATCTTCCAATGCGTGCTTCCAGTCACTACTATTATCCCATTGATGGGCGGCATTGATAAACTCATTGTATGCTTCAGTAACACTGGCAGCACGTTCTACAATACGATCATCAGTCAGAATGTGATCAAACACATCTGAAGGGTCTGGATAGACATTCTTGATGATATGGGTGTAGGAGCGACTGTGGATCATTTCCATGAACCCCCAGACCTCCATACATGCTTCTAACTCAGGTAATGAGCAGTATGGGATAAAAGCCATCCCAGGACCGCGCCCTTGTACAGAATCCAGCATGATCTGGTACTTAAGATTGCTGGTAAAAATGTGCTTTTGCTCTGGGCGTAATGTCTGATAGTCACTGCGATCCTTTTGTAAGGAGACCTCTTCAGGTCTCCAGAAATAACCAAGTTGTTGCGTCGTCAGTTTATCAAAAACTGGATACTTGTAAGAGTCATATCTTTGAATACCCAGAGGTTTTCCAAAGAACATAGGTTGTTTTTTGGTGTCAACTACTTCTGAGTTGAACACCGTCATAGAGTCTACCACTAGTTTTTTACTCTCGCTGCTTGTCTTAAATCTTACAAGACTCACACTCTTCCTCCTCTGCGTTTTCTAGTTGAGCGATTAGATTCTCAAGACTTTCTTTATCGGTTTCGTCAACCTCATCAGTCTTGAAGTCGTATGTGTTTTGATAATAAGAGGTCTTCCAACCGTATTTGTATGTAGTCAGAAGATCCTGTGCCATCACTGAAATCGGAACTTCATTATCTGGATACTGAAGTGGATTATAACTCCAGTTGCCGCTGATTGCTTGATCAAAAAACTTTTGCATCACAGCAACAATATTAATATAACCACGATTGGAGCCCATATCCCAGAGGAGCGTATAATTGTTTTTAAGAGTTGCATATTGAGGAACAATCTGTTTGAGTGGTCCTTTTTTGCTCTTCTTAATGGACAAATATCCTCTAGGTGGTTCAATTCCATTTGTTGCGTTTGACACAACGGAACTGCTCTCTGATGGCATCTGAGCAGACAATGTTGAGTTCCGTACTCCGTGTTCTTTAACCCGAAGTCTAAGATTCTCCCAATCATAGTGAAGCTCATTCGGAACTATTTCATCCACGTCATGTTTATATGTATCAATCGGAAGAATTCCGTTGCCGTACTTTGTTCGGCTACTATACTCACATGCACCTTTCTCTTCGGCAAGGTCCACTGTAGCAGAAATCAAATAATATTGGAAGGCTTCGGTGAGGTTATGAACCAGTTGCCATGCTCCAGGATCGTTGTAATCATGTCCGTGCTTGGCAAGATAATGTGCCAGACCAATAAACCCAATTCCAAGCGATCTACGTGCCTTTGTGGCAATCTCAGCAGCGTTGATAGGATAGTTCTGGAAGTCAATCAATTCGTCCAAGGAACGAACAGCAAGATCACAGAGAACTTTCAGATCGTCAAGGTCACGAATCTTACCAACATTGACAGCACTCAGAATACAAAGAGCAATTTCACCATTTGGATCGTCAATATGCTCAAGAGGTTTGGTAGGTAGAGTGATCTCCTGACAGAGATTACTCATCTCAACCTTATCCAAGAACGAAGAGTGAGAGTTGCAGTGGTCAATGTTCATGATGTAGAGACGACCAGTCTCAGCACGTTCCTTCAGGATGTCAAGGAAGAGTTCTTGAGCACCGATAGTTTTACGTGGAACAGATCCATCAGATTCATAAGTTGTATAGAGATCATCAAACGATTCAGTGCCAAAAGCATCATACAAACCTGGAACATCGTGAGGACTGAAGAGACTGATTTCTTCATTCTTGATAAAACGTTCGTAGAAGAGTTTAGAGATCTGGATGCTGTAGTCCAACTTTCGGACACGGTTATCTTCTGTCCCTTTATTGTTTTTAAGTACAATGATATCCTCTATTTCTTGGTGCCAAATGGGAAAATGGACTGTCGCGCTTCCACCTCTGATGCCGTTTTGAGTGCAGCATCGGACAGTTGCCTCAAACTTTTTGAGAAATGGGACGACGCCTGTGTGTTGTACCTCTCCGCCTCTGATTTTAGCGTTGATGCCACGGATTCTACCTGCGTTGATACCGATGCCCGCCCTTTGTGCAACGTATCTGCCAATAGCCATATCGCTAGTAAAGATACTATCGAGGGAGTCATCAACATCAACAAGAACACAGCTAGCGTATTGTCGAAGTGGAGTTCGCACTCCTGCCATGATGGGTGTGGGAATGTTGATTTTGTGTCTGGAGATTGCGTCATAGTACTTCTTTACGTAATCGAGACGTGTAGATTTTGGATACTTAGAAAATATAGTTGCAGCGACCAAAAGATACATGAACTGAGGGGTCTCATACTGTGCCCCAGTGCTGCGATCCTGAACGAGATACTTATCAACTACCTGGCGCAAACCAGCGTAGGTGAAAAGCATATCACGATCGTGATCAATGAAGGATTCAAGTTTCTCAAATTCCTCATCGGAGTAAAGATTAAGAATCTCAGGATCATAAACACCCTTCTCCACACAACGCTCTACATGTGCCTTGATGGTGGGGAACTCGTGCATACGACCATACAGTTGTTTGCGGAGCGCAAACAGCAGCAGACGCGCTGCTACGAACTGATAGTTAGGATGGTCAAGGTCAATCAGATCACTAGCAGAGCGGATAAGAATCTCTTGGATCTCGTCCGTGGTGATGCCGTCATAAAACTGAATGCCAGATTGAATCTCAACCTGAGAGGCAGAGACACCTGCCAGGTCTTTACATGCTTGCTCCACCATGACGTGGAGTTTGTTCAAATCAAGAGGTTCCGTATTGCCGTTTCTCTTTACAACTTTGGTGCCGTTGCTCATACTTTTTTCCAACTGTTAAATTTAACTTTTGCTTCTAAACCAGAATATGTATTTGATTTTATCATAGACACAACGTCATGTCCAGCGAGAACCATATCGTTGATGTCCTTTTGCTCTAAACCGCTTGGCCAGATAACTACCGACTCTCCAAGATCAATGGTCTTTTTGATTCGGTTGACAATTTCTCTATTGCGCGGTTCGTTATCATAGATCCACACAGCATTGCCAATCCCCCAACTACTAATATCAGCGTCAGCTCCGCACATAGCAATCGCATTTGGAATGAACGTACTATCAAATGGTCCTTCTGTAACATAGACTGGAGCATCTGTTCGGATTGTATCAAGTCCATACGCTTTGGGTGCTTCATCATCTAACATCACGGTGATATATTTAACAGAGTTAGGAACTAGACTTCTACCCTGAAAACCGATGAGGTCCTTGTCCTGATTGTACATTGGTATAATAATACGCGGTTCATCCCTACCAATAGTGTCAAAGGTCTGTTTTTTGGTGTTAGTCCACCGTTTGAAACTGTCAGTGAAATAAAACTTTTCTGGATTTAGTTTGCGTTTCTCCAAATATCTTTTGGCATCAGGATCCTCAGATGCTTTGGGCAAATCTAACTTTGATTTGAATACTGGTTTCTTAAAAGTGAACGTAGGTTCTTCAGCAACAAAGTTTCTGCCCGTGTGTCCTTCCTTGAACTTCTCAAGCGTATACTGCTTGTGAAGCGTAGTATCCATCGTCTTCAAAAAATTATTCAACGACATACTAGCGCCACAGTTATGACACTTGAAGTTGGTGTTATTCTTGACCTGGTAGAGATATCCCCTTGTCTTGTTTTTGTTTTTCTGTGAGTCCCCACAGATGGGACACCGGAAGTTATAGAGGTTTGACTTGACCTTCTTAAACTTTTGTAGGCGTGACGAAACTAATCCAACATATTTGGAATCAATCAGATCCATTACAACAGGTCACTTCTGTTCCTGTATTATAACCTGCTGTGGTTCGGGAGTCAAGAAAATAGGTGCCAATCTACTACCTGCACCAATCAGAAGTGCTCCTACAACCAGAACACCACCTATCTGCCATCTAAACTTAGAGAATGATTTAATCTCATCCTGTATCTTATCAATCCTACCATGAATAATTCTATGGTTCTTCTCTTCATTATCTTTGATCTCATCAATCATCTTGATGATGAGTTCATCACTCTTGATACTCTGCTCAATCCTTTCATCGTGCTTCGCTAGGATTTGAGCGATTCTTGCGTTTCCTTCTGATATCTTATCAACAGCGGTTTCTAACTTTGCCAGCATCTCTCTGGAAAGTTCCTCGTAGATATCTAACTTCGTCTCTAACTGAGCAACTTTTGAATCTGAAAACATTAGACTTTACCAGTGCTCCAACGCTTCCTTAGACCTAGCATTATTCCTCTGCCAAGGACCGGTGGTTTTTTCTTTCTTCTTACCGGAGGATCATCTCCCGCTTCAACGGAACCAGCAATTGCGCCAGCACCCATGGTCATCATTTCATCCAGTTTGTGACGCCTGACGGTCTCAATAACTCTATCAATTTTCATAGATTTTTGAGTTCTGCTAAACAGTTGTAATCCGGTTCTATATCACTAATTGATGTTTTTGGGTATTCAGGCAACCTATTCAAGAACATAAGAAAACTCTTGATAGATGGCCAGAGGTCCTCATCCAAGTTGTAAAACAACAAGGGGACCGCTGCATCATTAAACACATTGAATAATATAATAAGGTGATTGAGAATGAGGTGAACTTTGAGTTCACCGTTATTCTTATATCTCTTCAACAAACGCTTGACATATCTGATACGCTTCAAATCCGACTCAAAGTCGTCTCGTGTAACTGACTGTGGGTTATCGTAGAATTTTATAGCAAAGAGCAAATAATTACTCTCATTCAATTCATCAAATCTCATATATTAACCCATATTATCAGCTATCGGGATAGATGGCATCCTCAGCGTCTCTACCGCCAGCAGCATCAGTAATTTCGCTCATGGCAACTAATGTCTCAGTCTTAACTCTGAGAGTACCGTGAGTATCAACATATGTAGTAACTCCAACCCAACCAGCATGAGGGGCAGCATACTTAGAACCAGTTGCCGCTCTAGCGACACCTTGCTCAGTTGTATCTACACCGAATACACCAGAGAATCTGTTTGACTTAACGTCAGGTGCACCATATTGATTATCAGTGATAGCACTGATTGGAGATCTGGTGATGAAGTAGGAAGTTCCACCAACAACGTTAGCAGTAGCACCATCTTTGATGATGTTGTCTACATGTGCCAGAGTCAGAGATGTATTGCTTGCAACGGATTGAACAATTGCTCTACCGTAAGTAGCGCCAGTACCGACTACAATCACATCGCCTTGCTCTGCGGCATAACCACTAGTAGAGAAGGTTGTACCAGAACCAGTAACGACACCAGTGCTTAAGTTAATCGCGACCGTGCCTTTGTTTCCAACAAGATCTTCTTTGCCCCAAAGAGCCATGTTTCCTTACCTATGTAATTCGTATATTGATATTTATAAAATTATTCAGCTTCTCTGTTCTTGATTGCCTTAGTGACAACCTCAAGAAGTTGATCGTCCATCTCAGTCTTGGTCAGCTTAACCGCTTTACCCAAGATAACAAGACAGATCTCAACCATCTTCTCACCGAGTTCTTCGTTTTCAGGAATTTTTGCGACAGCATCTTTGATAATTTTTGATGCGAGTGGAAGGAGAAATGCTAACATTGCTTTAGAGCATACGTTACTCTATATAGCAAGTTAACTATTTTTTCAGTATCCTGCCTGTCGCATTCTGTTCTGACCTAATCTTCTTGCTTCTTGATCAGCTTTCTGAGTATCAGGGGTTCCGCTGCCTGGCATTTGTTTTTTAGTTTTGTTAGTGGGAATACCCAATTTATTCAAAACTTTCTGCCCACCTTTCAGAAGAGCATCAACATTTTTTGCTGCCTGAGGTCCAAGAAACTCGTCAAGTTGCTCACTATCTTTTTTTGGAGCATTGGCAATAGACAGGAAAGTGTCTGCCATTGACATTTGCTTTTCTTCGCAAGGTGTCTCTTCCTTATCCTTATCAGGATTGCCAGAATTTACCATCTTGGCAAGGTCTTCTTTTGCCTTCTTATAGGTTCCTTCAGGATCCATAGCGATAGGACGCTTGGCACCAGTCTTTGCTCTAACGAGGTTTCTAGCAACATTCATGAAAGCATATCTTTCACGTCTATCCTCTTCTTCTTCGGTGAGTTGCTCACCTCCCATCTCTTGACTCATCATCAGAGGTGCTTTACCAACCTGAGGATTAGTGCCATCCTGTGGCATTACGGTTACCTGTTGAAGTTTCTTGGCAACTTTATCGGGGAGAACATCAATCTCTCTAGCATTCTGACCTTCAGTGCTGGTGGTTCCAGTGGCACCATCAGTGATAAACTCTTCGGGAATGGGTGCTGCCATCATTCTTTTTTCTCTTTCAGCTTCAACTTGTTTTCTTTTTATAGAAGAAGGCAAGGCATCGAGGCGCTGCTGCAGAGTTTTATCAGCTTCAATTGCTGACTTAGATTTATAGATACCAGGAGCAGTTTGTGTAAGATTAGGATCGTTTTGAGGACTAAAGGCTGGTGATGCTTGTTTTCTCAATGCATCAAGTGCTTTGATTGCTCCACCTGCACTATCCAACGACTGTTCATTAACACTCTTCTTACCCTTCTTCTTGGCGATTGCCTTACCAACTGCCTTACGACGGTTCATCAAATAGTCGTCGGTGTCATCCTCTTTACCATCGTTGTTGACATCACCATCTTCCTTACCAACGGGGTCAAGTTTTGCTTCCTTGACATCTTTCTTCTTACCACCACCCATGGCCGCGGCAGTCTGTTCACCCCTTTTCCTCTCACCCTCGTATGCTTCACCGTGCTCGGTCATCTCAACTTTGAGACCCTTTGCTCTCAGTTTAGAAATCTTTTCACGAGTGGCAAATCTAACATAAGACTTCTCACTCTTAGGATCAAATACTCTTACCTTATACTTTCTCTCTGGTTCTTCAGCAAGTTCTTGCTCGTAAGCAAGTTCAATAGCAGGTTCTTCCTTCTTGATACCCTCTACGAAAACTTTGTGATATGCATCAGCAAAGTTCTTTTCTGCCCAGTCAACACTGGTGACCATGTATTGCTCTGATACACCACCACCCTGCTTACCAAACAGTTTCTCTCTGACGGCAGTCTTTTCCTGAGGACTCAGATTGCTGTTTGCCATATACTCAGAATATGCTTTTCTGAGATCAATATCTTCCCTTCTGGCACGATAGCGAATATCATAAACCGCCTGACGAATTCTCTTAGCAGAATTCTCTTGGGGTGTTCCACCTTTCGCGTCTCCCTTCTTAGCAGAAGATTTCGCTGCAACAGCAGGAGCATTCTTTCTTGCTGGAAGTTCCTCAGAAATATTAATAGTCATTGGAAGATGTTACTAGCTTACTTTTTTCCTATATTTATTTATGAATTTGTATCCTGTAAGACGAGCGACATATTGAAGGTGAGCATCGGTGCCTACAAGTCTTTGATCGGCAGGAACACCAGAAGGTCCAGGATAATTTACAACTTTCTCAAAAACATTTTTAATCCAAGGTTTGAACATCTCATCATCATCAGTCACACAGATCAGATAGTTAGCACCACGACGCATGATTTCACCTTCCTGGTTACTCTCAATACATCTAATCATATCACCAACGGCAAAGATTTCCTCGTTGATGTACTTCTCTCTCAACTCTCTTTCATATCCAGCAGTTCCAAAATCAAATGATGATTTGATAGGAGCATATGTGGTATGAGAAAGTTTTTTCTCCCTATCGGTTTGAGGTCTGTCTTGCTTTCCAACTTGTTGACCTTTATTGTAAAACTCTAAACTACCACCAACAGTTTTAGCAACAAACTCACCAGTCTTTCTATCGTACCAACTTCCTCTGTTTTTGGCATTGCCTCTTACAAATCCCAGTCTTGCCGCCTGGAACTCGGCATTGTTCTTCAAAGCAGAAAAGGTTTTCATTATTTCTTTAATTCTAAACTAATTACGTTCTTGTTAGTAGTAATATAACGTAGAACGTCGTCTCGTATCTTTATATATTTATCCTTTGACTTACCCTTACATCCATGAGATTTCTTAGTCAACGTGCCATAAACATAGGCAACGAAGTCTCTGTACTCCGTTCCCTTATAGTCTTTGATGAGTTGACTTATATAATCGCTCATAAAGTAAAAGGGGTCTGAAATTCAAACCCCACGATCTTTTATTATTTATCCACCAAGTTCAGCACATTCACCATCAATAAAGACAGTTCCTGGTGGACAATCATCTTGACATTCAACTTCTTCTTTTTCAAGTTGTTCGTCAATATCTAAGATGACATTACGGATATCAACAACACGTTCAGGAACTGACTTAGGATCGTATGTGTAGACCTTAGTGTCAGTGAATAGTGCTTGACGGACTGCTGCCGCTTGGCGAGCATCCATCGTAATGGTAACAGTTTTCATCGGTCACCAACCTCACGATTTTCAGAATAATATACATCAAACTGACCACCTGGATAACGCTTTTCAAGTTTCTTCACGTTAGTGGCAACTACCTCATCAAAAGAAACTCCAAGTGCCATACACGCTTGAGCGGCATACCACATCAAATCTCCAAGTTCAATAATAAGGTGTTCTTTGTTGTCTTCGTTCCAGGGTTTACCTTGAAAGATCATCTTCTTGATGATCTCAAGGAACTCACCACCTTCGGCGTTTAGACCAACACCAGCAGTCAGAAGACGTTCAATATTTGCACCTTTCTCATCCAGTTCAACCAGACGGTCAGAAAGGGCAACGAAATCAGTAGAAGCATCAGATGTCACTGCATCCACAAACTTCTGATATCGTTCAAAATCAACATGCTTTGCCATTAGAATTTAAATCCTTCGAATGATTTTTTAGGTTTGTCCTCCTCAGGATTATACTCTTCTTCTTGTCCTGAGTCAAGTATATTGTCTTGTGCTGTCTGTTCACAATCATACAGACGCATCTTGGCACGATCAATACCAACAATGAACCGTTTATAGACCGACAAATCGTTATAACGATTTTTCAACTGCTTCACCATTATCTGACCAAGTTGTTCAAGTTCCTCAGTGCTAATAAGGGCAAACATAAGATCAGCAGTAGCAGGGAGACCAAAGGACTCACTAGTGTCAGTAAGGTCAACGTCAGAGCTACCATAACCAGAACGAGTGGTCTGGGTGGCAGATACGATAGGGACCTCGGCTTCGACAGCCAACCCTCTAAGCTCCTCTGCAATAGACTTAATATAGCTATATGAATTGATAGAGCCACCTTGGCGATACCTGCTGGAAGCACATATATTAAGGTAATCAATGAAAATAATATCAGGTCTAAATGACTTCTTAAGTGCAAGTTCATTAAGAAGTGCCTTAAAGTGTCCACTGTG